ATAATGAAGACTTTTGGCACAAAGTAGACTTTGGCAACCAGCTCAACAGCTTTGCACAATTTTATGCATTGCCTTATAACCGAATGCTCGAGACAAAATATCAAGAATTCCACCTTAAAATAGAAAACCCCGAAACCATTACCCTTGGAGAGAAGGCAGGAACTGATCGCGTTATCCCACAGACTAAAACACTCAAAGATTTTCTCAATGGCTAGAACAAAAAAAGAAATACCCAAAGGGTTATCCCCTAACGATTTAATTAAATCTTTTTTAAAATCAAATGAAAAAGACCACTACAACTACGAAGAAAGCTACGACTATCAAGTATCAAGCGGCAGCCTAATACTGGACTTTGAGTTAGGAGGGGGCTTTGGCCCGGGCCTACATCGTTTTACAGGGGTTAACGAAGGAGGCAAAACCTCTGAAGCCCTAGAGGTAATGAAAAACTTTCTTCAAACAGTCCCTAATTCTCGAGGGTTTTACATTAAAGCCGAAGGCCGTTTAACCAAACAAATGAGAGATCGCTCCGGCATAAACTTCGTTTTCAATGAGGACGAATGGAATACAGGTAATTGTTTTGTGTTTGAGTGTAATGTTTACGAAACAGTAGTAGAGGCTTTAAGGTTATTGGTGGGCAAAAATACGGATGATACCCGCTATTGCTTTGTTTTAGATTCGGTTGATGGTTTGATCTCAAAGGGTGACGCCCTTAAAACATTCGAGGAGTCTCGAAAGGTTGCGGGTGGGGCGGTTATTGCTGCGGATTTTATGAAGCGTGTTAGCATTGGGTTAACCAAACGAGGACACATGGCTATTTTTGTTTCCCAAGTTAGAGCGGATATCCAGCTTGACCCTTACACAAAAGCACCTATTCGCCAAACAACAGCTACCGGAGGTAACGCACTGTTGCATTTTGCTAATTTTATTTTAGAGTTCGAACCACGATTCAAGAAGGACTGGATCCTCGAAAAGCCCAACGAAAAACACGATCCCGAAAAAAATAAAATTATTGGGCACCACGCCAAAATAACAGTTAAGAAAAGCCCCAACGAAAAAACAAATGCTGTCATTAAATACCCCATTCTTTACGGAAGAAAAGGAGGTAAAAGTATTTGGATAGAAAAAGAACTTTTAGACATGTTGTTTTTGTGGGAATTTGCCCACCGAAAAGGGGCTGGTTGGATAGAATTTGACCCTGAATTACTTAATATAATGTTAGAAGCTAAGATCAGTTTTCCGGAAAAGATACAGGGAGAAGGCCAGTTCGACAAATTCTTAGAAGAAAACCCCGCTGCTAAAGATCATCTTATAGACTACTTTAAGAAAATGGTAATTTCGATTTAAGATGACCTTTAAGACGTTGTTAGGCAAGCGGCGCCGACTCAAAAAGCCCCTTAATTATCTAATTGACTGGGAGGAGGGGAGCCGCAGCAAACTGCAAGCCAAAGTTAAAAATTTTTTAAAAGTTTTTTGGGATGGTGACGTTGTGTTTGAGGAGTTTCCTGTAGTTGGGTCTCGTTTGACTTTAGATTTTTACAATGCCACCAAGAATATAGCGATAGAAGTGCAAGGAAAGCAACATACTAAGTATAATAAATTCTTTCACAACGACAATAAAATAAATTATTTAAATCAACTAAAAAGAGATGACGAAAAATTAGCTTTTTGCGACCTCAATCACATTAAACTTCTTGAGGTACACGAGGGTCGCGTAGACTTCGACGAGCTCCATAAATCTATTTTTTAAACCTAAGTGTAACTATTATATAACTTATGCCTGAAGACATTCCAGATCGACCCATCCAAGAATTCACAATTCCCAATAGTTTTCTCGATAAGCTTTTTGAGTTTACGGGTGATGGTGACGACGGAGGGTTCATTTTGGCTTACGTTACGCAGGATGGTCGCCCTCTTATCCAATGTAAGATAGGTTCCCAAATTGTAGAGATGGGATTACGTAAGGCTTTAGAAAAATTTTTGGACGATATGGAGCTTGGAGAGAAGGCTCTTTCTGAAGATAATCAGTCTTAATATCTTGACTTCTAGCCTTTCTTGTTGTAAGATCGTAACCTTATGATATTCTCTTTAGAGTTAGAACAACATTTGCTTACAGGGTTGATCAAACACCCTGACAAATATGGCAATATTGCGAGCTTCATAAACGAGAATGATTTCTGCGCTGACGAAAACGCAATCAACAAGACTATTTTTTATGTCTTACGCCAAGCCCTAGAGAACGCAGAAAAAATAGACGAAGTGCTGTTAGCTCAAAGAGTTGACGCTCTTAACATCAGCTTTCCTAACGATATTAAGATTTCTGATTATATTCATTCTTTAGCTCTCCGTAAGGTTTCCCCTGACAACATCGAAAAAATAGCACAAGAACTTAAAAAGTTTACAGTTAGGCGAGAAATCTTTGAAGGAGCTAAAAAAGTAGCTGACTCTATGCGCAAAATGTCACCCTCGGTACCTTATAATGACATTATAGAGAGCGCAGACAATACCTTTAATGAAAAAATAAACTTCTTTGACGCCGGGCCCAACAGCCCTGTTAATATTTCGGACGAGATGGAGGAATGGATAGAAGGGAGAGGGAATAACCCTGTTACTGAGTTTGGCCTTATGAGTCCGTATAAGCGCGTTAATGACATTTATGGCTCATTGTTACGTCCGGGTAACATAACGGTCATAGTGGCCCGCTCAGGCGTCGGCAAGACCCGTTTCTGTATGGATTTCTGTACCAAGGTATCTTCTCAATACGATGTCCCTGTGTTGCATTTTGATAATGGGGAAATGTCTAAAGAAGAGTTGATTGTACGCCAATGTTCAGCGTTAAGCGGAGTATCAGCGAACCTATTAGAAACAGGTCAATGGAGACAAGCGGGGGAAGAAATCGTTAACAAGGTTCGCGCTGTTTGGAAGGAAGTCAAAAATATTAAGTTCTACTATTACAACGTAGGAGGAATGAGTGTTGATAATATGACAGCTACCTTGCGTCGCTTTTATTACTCTAAGATTGGACGTGGAAACCCTATGATTTTTTCTTTTGATTACATTAAAACCACGTTTGAAAATAATGGCGCAAAATCAGAATGGCAAATCGTTGGAGAGATGGTAGATAAATTTAAAAAGACCATTCAAAAAGAGATTTTATCTGATGGTGGCCCGGTTATCCCAATGATTACTTCTGTTCAAAGCAACCGTCAAGGTATTGTTAATAATCGCCAAGCACAAGATGTTATTGACGACGAAAGCATTGTTTCTTTGTCAGATCGCATCACTCAATTTTGTTCTCATATGTTTATTTTGCGACAAAAAACATTAGATGAGACAGCTAACGAACCAAACTTTGGCACTCACAAACTAATTAACGTAAAGTCTCGTCACCTAGGCGCTGAATATATGAGAGCCATTAATCCAGTTAGAATGCCAGATGGCTCCTTGCGCAAGAATGCTATTAACTTACAAATGAACGGCTTTAATGTGGAAGAGCGTGGGGATATGGTTGATTTGGTTAGAGCTTTAAATGTTAACGAAGAGCTGGACGGAGAGAACGAGATTGTGGATGATTTCATTCCCGAGCTTTTAAGATAAAGAAATGAGCAAAGCTTTCATGTATCATGACATTAGGGATCCCCAGCAGAGTTCTCACCCTCGTCGTTTAGAGCTGCGATCCTTTCTTTCTACTGCGCAATTCAAACATCAGTTAAAATTTATCACTAAAAATTACAGAGTGATAGAACCTAGACGCTTAAAAGAAAACCTTCAAGATGGCTGTGCCATCCTTACGTTTGATGACGGCCTAAAGGATCACTATTTAGTAGCTGAGATGTTACACGAGGCTAAACTGAAGGCAACCTTTCTTATACCTACGTTAGCGATTCGAGCTCGAAAGGTTATAAAAGTTCACAAGATACAATTTATTTTAGCAACTATCTCTGAAAAAAAGGTAGTAGAGAATATTTTTGAGGCGATGGATTCAGATCCCTACCAAAGAGATGCCTTATGGAATACTTTTTCAGTTTCTTCTCATCCTAATAATTGGTGGTCCAAAGAAATGGTTTTTGTAACTAATTTTTTACGGCGACACGAGGCTGGAGATGCGATTACTGATAAGCTATTTATTAAATTTGTAACCAAAGATGAGCGCGATTTTTGTTCTGATTTTTATCTTACCCCTGAGGAGGTTGGGCATATGGGCGAGTGCGGTATGACTATTGGGGGGCACGGTTATACCTCGACAGACCTTGCAAACTTGAACGATCAAGAAAAAGAGATTAAAGAGTCTTTACTTTATGCCTCCCGCTTTTCGGCTCCCCCTCTTTCTTTTTCATATCCTCAGGGGTCTTATAACGATGACACCGTTTCTTACGTGAAAAAGCATAAC